GGTGGCTACCCACAGATCGGATCGCCGTGGATTGGCTACCCACAGATCGGCCTCTTGCAGATCGGCCTCTTGCAGATCGACCTCTTGCGGATCGACCTCTTGCGGATCGGCTCGTCGCTCTGTTGTAAATTGTATTTCGCCGGTAAATCTGTTTAAAATGTTAAATTTCATTTTAATCCCCCTTTGTTGGTTCCCCGGCCTCCAGGCCGGGGTGGTTAGGGTTATTCATCATCGGTTGATAAAATATTATCAAGATTATCTTCTCCCCACCAAAAATCAGCGCCATCAAGCAAGCCGTTCATCGTGACTCGCTCCCAAATAGCAATGATTTCTTCAGGGGTAGGATCCTCCCAAATTTGCTGTTTTTCGCTGCTATCGTCTGTCAAGTTCCAGATCGCCTCGGCAACTTCAATTGATGTATTCCGGCTTTCAGCCCATTTTTCTAAATTTTTTTCCATTTCCTTTCTCCCTTTTTTTTAAATTTAAATTACTGCTATAGCTATCATTATTGTTATAGCAAACCCTACTATTACCCCATTCAGAACCCGTTTTGCGCTCTCCATTTTTTCCTCCTGTTTTTTAAGTTTCGTTTTATTAACTCTTAGCCAATATCTTACCAGATTTGATAGATTCCGCAACCCCAAAATGCATTTTTTTTATTTTTTTTATACTATACTAATTTAATATAGATTGCACTTTAAGTGCGGAGTGTGAAGATTAAGCCGGGTCAACGTGAATCTATATCAATGTACTATAGATAAATAAGCTATAGTTTCAGCCGTCAATCTCAGGCCACTAAAGAGCAAAATATAGTAAATAAATATAGATTAAATAACTATAGATTAAAATGGGGCCCGGGAAGGTTTTTATATTAAATAATAAATTGTAAATTTCAGCCAATAAAAGTATATCAACTTAATATAGATTATAAGATTGTATAGTAGTGGAGTATGTTTTATCAACCTTGCTTTTGTATTATGTTTTATTATGTTTGTGTATTTTATTTTATTATATTTTATCAACCTTGTGTTTTATCAACCTTGTGTTTTGTTTTATTATGTTTGTGTTATATATTATACTTATTTAATATATATGTTCCACGTGGAACGTACTGGCACACGCCATTCTATATCTATCTAATATAGATTAAATTACTATAGTTAAGAGTCAATTTAGCATTTTGTCGCTTTCCGCTGGCCCCAGTAACCAGCGCATACCCACTCAAGTGGATAACTTTATTTTATAAAGTTTATCATTTCCGTTTAACCTATATTAATTCACTATAGATTAACTCGCTCTTTCACGCAGCATAAAATAGGGGTATGAGCCTTCTAAAAGGGGATATGAGGTATAGTAGGGGGATAGAGACTATTCTAGGGGGCATAGGGGGTATAGAAATTATAAAATAAGGTTGATTTCTGGTTAAAATGTGTTATATTGTAGTGAGTGGTGACTAAGCTCTCCGAGAGAGAAAAAAACCACAAATCACTATATATATCTTGGAATTATTGAAAAAGAGGAATATTTATGAGAAAGGAAAATTGGCATGTAAGAGGGATAAATCAAGATACAGTAGACCAATTAAAGGAGGAAGCACGGGCAGCCAATATGTCTATAGGGCAATGGTTGGATTATTTGTACAATAACTACTACGAACAGGATGCAGTTAAAATTATTAGGTTGAAAATAAATGCAAAGATTTTAGCTAAACTGCAAAAGAAAGCTAGGGGAAAGGAAATGTCTCTGGCTCATTATCTTAATTATTTAATGGAAGTTGATAAAAATTATGAGGAGAAGATAAAAAGATTAAAGAAAACCTTGGAGGATAGTTAATGAGAAATTGTAAAGAAAAAAGGGATGTTGTTGGGGATTTGATTATTGCGTCAAATAAGGTTAAAGATAGATTAAAGGAAATGCTATGGGGTTTATAGATATTGTAATGTTTGTTTTTAGTGTAATTTTGGTTGTGTGGGTGATGGCTGTTTTAGTAGGTTTATTTTTGTTAGTCCGGCCTATTTTACAGAAGGATAGAGAAATTACCCAAATGGCTTTTAAGGCTGGGTTTAGAAAAGGAGATTAATGTTATGTGGTATAAAATAAAAAATATTGAGGTTAATGAAGAAAAAGGATTCCGCTTTGGTGTAAGTGATGGTTACGTTCTAGTGCTAATAAAGACAGATGATAAAGAAACTTATCTAACTAAAGAAGAGGCTTGGCAATTAGGGGATGCTCTTATGACTTGGAGTGAACAGATACCCTATTAATAAAATTTTCTTGACTTATAGATCGAAGTATAGTAAACTGTATTTAAAGCTCAGAATAAGGAGGTGAAAAATGGCGGGGAGAATGAGTAAATGTATTTTACACAAATGGAACACAGAAAAAGATACTTCTTTTACCAAGTACCAAAGATGCTTAAAATGCGGTCAAAAAAGAATAATTCAAGGAATTGGCGGTTATCAGCCTATTGATAGAAGTTATTTAAAAAGGGAATCACATGAGTAAACCTTTTGATAAATTTAATTGGGGAGGGCGGGACGAATCTAAACCTAAAGAAGAATTTAAGCAATTTTTAAAGGATAATGAGGCTTACGATAGGTTCATAGATAATTTTTATTATCATTTACCTCCCGAAGTACAATCACTAGAAGGTTTTCTGGATGGTATGCCTAAGAATTTGTGGATATTAAATGCCTTTGTTTTAGGTAGTACATTTGAAGGTTTGGATTATTGGGCTTATATTAGTACAAAATGGCAACAAAAACTTGACAGCATAGGTCATTAATGGTATAATTAGTAAAAAATAAAGGAGGATGTTATGGGTAAAAATGGCAGAGAAGTTGGTAAGATAAAGTTTGCCTTAGATTATGAAAATGGGACTATTAGAGAAAATTATAAGTATTACAAAAATCAAGATGAACATATATTAATTAGGTATCTAGTTAGAGTTTTAGGAGGTCAGGGAACAGACAAATGGTGTACTTATTTTTATATAAAAGGGAAAGATATGACTATTAGGGAAGCTCTTGACGAGGCCGAACAAAGAATAGATAAAGATAGCTATATTTCTTTAATAGAAAAAGTTGATTAAAGGGAGAGAAAATAGCGAAAAACAATGGTTAGGTTTACTCTCGTTACTATATTTGTTATTGTATCAGGGTTGCCCCTTACTTTTGTTTGCCAATTTCTTCATAAAGAGGCTCTGAGGCAGGGATGTGAGAATAAGGGTGGTATGTGGATTAATTTGGAAGAAAAAGATTTTTGCCTTAAAGGTCTTAATCAATTAGAATTGGAAAAGAAATGGAAGAAATAATAAATATATTATGCGATGAAGGGTTCTCTACCTTTATTGTCGGTGGGGCTGTTAGAGATATGCTTTTAGGCCAAAACCCTGAAGATATAGATATTGCAACTAAAGCTACCCCTAATGATATTCAGAAGTTATTCTCAAATGTAAAGTTAGTGGGAGAATCTTTCGGGGTTGCTTTAGTAAATGGTGTAGAGGTGACTACGTTTAGGGCTGATAGACATTTTGGTATAGGAGACGAGAATTGTGTAGTAGATTTTGCCGATACTATAGAAGATGATCTTTCCAGGAGAGATTTTACTATAAATGCTATGGCCTTGTGCCACTTTTCGGGAGAGATAATTGATCCTTATAATGGTAAACAAGATTTACAAAATAGTTTAATTAAATTTGTCGGCAACCCTGAGCAGAGGATTTTGGAAGACCCTAATAGAATAATCAGGGCTTGTCGATTTCTAGCTAAGATTGATGGGGAATTTGAGTCTTACACTTTAAGTGCTTTGCAAGAATTTTCTTTTATGATCGAATCCGCCGTGGCCCCTGAGAGGGTAAGGAAGGAGATAATAAAAGCAATGGCGCTTCCTAATGCTTCAGCGTTCTTCTCAGCCCTTAAATTAATCGGGGCTTTAAGATATATTTTCCCCTCTTTGGATAAAACATGGAATTTAGATCACGGAAATTATCATAAAGAAACTATTTATGACCATAATATGCTTGTAGGAGATAGTATAAGCCCTAAATTTCCACTTGTAAAACTGTCAGGTTATCTTCATGATGTAGGAAAGCCCGTGGCCGCAATCAAAAATAACTATAATAATTTTGCAAGACACGAAGTTGATTCCGAGGAATTAGCGAGAAAAGAATTGACTTTTATGAAATTCTCTAACTATGAAGTGGGCTATATATGTGGTCTTATTAGGTCGCACATGTATTCTTTTAATGATTTGAAGCCGAAAACGGCCAGAAAAATTCTAAGTAAAATAAACGATAGAGGAGTCAGCCTTAAATACTTGTTTAGACTAAAAATTGCTGATAGAAAGGGGAATTTAATGAAAAATCCCTTTACCTTTAGTGAAATTAGGGGTAAAATAGAGCAATTCCAAGTTGAAGAAGAAACCCCGTTTACAGTTAAAAGTCTAGCAGTAACCGGAGGGGACTTGATAAATCATTTTAATTTAACCCCTTCTCCTTTAGTCGGGGAAATACAAAGATACTTGTTAGAATATGTTATAGAGGAAGGGGGAAACGAGAGAGAAACCTTATTGAAAAAAGCGGAGGAATATTTATGTCAAGTAGATTAGAAAGAGTATATAGGCAAGGTCTGATTACCCCGCCTAAATTTTTAATATCAAATATGCACTATGAAGTACAGATGGGTTCTGTAGCTTACGGCGTTTCCAACGATAACTCTGACATGGATATTCATGGGTTTGCCATACCTCCTAAGCATATAGTGTTCCCTCACCATGATGGAGTTATTTTTGGCTTTGATAAGAATTATGAGAAATTTGACCAGTTTCAACAGCACCATATTAAGGACGATGATATAGAATACGATTTTTCTATTTATAATATAGTTAAATTTTTTAGATTGGTTAGTGATAATAACCCTAATATGTTGGATGCGTTATTTGTTCCTAGAAGGTGCGTTCTGTACTCTTCCGAGATAGGGGAAATGGTTAGAGAAAGAAGAAAAATATTCCTGCACAAAGGTTCTTTTCATAAACTTAAAGGTTATGCGTACAGTCAACTTCATAAGATGAAGACTAAGAAACCTGACCCCGGAAGTAAACGGTATGAAGGTGTTAAGAAAATAGGCTATGATGTTAAATTTGCCTATCATATAGTAAGGCTGATTAATCAGGCCGAGCAGATATTGATGGAAGGAGATTTGGATTTAGAAAGAAGCAGAGAACAGCTTAAATCTATTAGGAGAGGAGATTGGACAAAAGAGCAAATAATTGACTATTTTGAAAGAAAGGAAAGACAATTGGAAGATTTGTATCATAAAAGCGATGCTGTGCCGCACAGCCCAAGTGAACAAAGAATTAAACAATTACTTGTAGACTGTTTGGAGCATCATTATGGTAACTTAAATAACTTAGTAAAAAAGAATGATAGCGTGTACGAAGAAGTGCTTAGAGAAATAGAAGGTATAATCTCTAAGACAATAAAATAATTATTGCATTTTAGTAATTTTATGGTATAATAAGAGAAATAATGAAATTTAGTATAACGAAGCTATGTAAAATGTGCCGAAAGGAGGAAGTTCAAGAAGAATGTATTAAATGCAAATTTACCCATGCCAAGGATATGTCTCAGTTGCTGAGGTATTTTGTGCAGAAAATCGGTTGGATTGCGGCTAGTAATATAAGTAAATAACTAAGAACTTTAAGTACAGGAGGTAAAAATGAAAATATGTCAAGAGAAATACTGTGTGTATCATAATTCACGGCTTTCACTAAATAAGTGTCTTCAATATTATGATATAGAGAATTGTTCTATTGTTTCCTCTAAAAATAATCCAATGAATAAAATTAGGAAGTCTCGTAAAGAATTGGAAAATAAAATAAGGGAAGCCTGCAAAGATTTTACAGAGGAAACCGGGGCCGCTATAACTAATGTCGATGTTGATTTGACGGAAGTAACCTCGGTAGGAGGCGGCCCTATGGAAACTGTGATTAACTATGTTAAAGTAGAAATAGGAGATAAATAATAATGCTAAGCAAAATGGCACGTCAATTAACTAAAAGGGATAGGAAAATAGAAGAAATTAGTGAGGGGTTGAAAGAAGATAGAGTTTATAAAGTACCATCGTATGTGAAAAATTTATTAAAGATTATGGGAGGGAGTAATGTTTAAGAAATACCCGAAAATAAATAATACTTACCGTAGCAAAGAACTTAGTTGGTGGCTCGAATGGTCCCCTGAGTTGGCTAATAAGGCTTATGTATCTCAGGAAAAGCTACATGGTAGTAATCTTCAAATAGCAGTAGGGCCGGATGGTAGCTGGGTTATTGGCTCTCGAAATCAAAAATTAAATGAAGATGCTAATTTTCAGAAAATAAAAGTATATAATTTCATAGAGAGCGAATATAGACAACTTCTTAACTATCTTAAATTTTTAGCTAAAACTAGAGATGCTATAATTAGGGTATATGGGGAGCTTTGTGGCCCGCACATCCAAAAGGGAGTTGATTATGGAGAAAATACTTTTTTTAAAATATTTGATATGATGATTAACGATGAGTTTTTCTCACAAAGACATTTACAGGAACTTTTAAACATTAATTTGTTAGTTCCTATTATTTCTTATCATAATAATATTTGGGATGCTTTTAATCAAGATATTAATATTATTTCTATGTTAAACCCAACGGGAAAAGATATTATCAAAGGTATAGTAATAAAACCATTTGATGGTGTTTATATTTCTTCTTCAGGCCAACCTTTTTATTGGAAGAAAAAGAATGAGTCTTTCTCTGAAAAAGCAAAAGCCTCCAAACCAAAAATAACTGATACTGAAATCATAAGGCTTAATAAGGAATTTAAATCTTACCTTACTTATAACAGACTTCAAAATATATTTTCTAAATACGGGGAGATAGACTCTCCTAAGCAGCTTGGTGAGTACATTAAGTATATGATGATTGATGCTAAGGATGGTTTCAATACAGACTTCAGCGAAGAAATTAGTGGCTATGAAGGTAAAGAAAGAAAGGAAATATACAAAGACCACGGAACAATAGCTAAAATGCTTAAAGAATATTTGTAAAAATTATGAATTATGAAATAAATATATGGACAAGATGCTCTAATTGTGGTATATTGGTAGAAATACATTTAATGACAGAAAGATGCCCAAATTGTGGGAAGTATACACCAATACCAAAGAAATATGGTATTTTTGTCGAGTTAGAAGGAGGACTAAATAATTGAGGATAAACTATGAGAGGATGTAGACCGTTAAATAAGGAGGAAATACGGGCTGTACTTAGTCAAGTAAAAGACCAGAGAGAGAAGGTTTTAGTTTTGACTTCTCTTTATTTTGGGGTGCGAATTAGTGAGGCATTAAAATTAAAATTTACCGATTTTGAAAATAATGATTATGTTAGAATACAGCGTAGCAAAAATTCTAATGTTACTAGTCTGAAGATTCCTCAAGATTTCAAAGATGAACTTAAAGTTCTGAAAGATTATTATAAAAATAATGGTCGGCCTATTACTGATGAAACTCCTTTGTTTATTGGATACAAAGGGCATCTTTCTCGTCAATATGCTACTAAGTTAGTTAAAAATCTTATGAATAGGTCGGGTCTTAGAGGAAATTTAGGCTTTCATAGCTTTCGTAAGTCTTATATTACTAAAATTTATGAGCTAACCGGCAAAGATATAGTGCAAACTCAAGCCTATTCCGGCCATAAGAATTTAAATTCACTTATTGCATATATTGAAACAACTCAATACAATGATTTAACAGACGAACTAAACTACTAAGGAGAACGCCTTGACTTGTGAAATTTGTGATAAAACGGCTGAGATCAGGTTTTGCCCTGATTGTAATAAGATAGTATCAATGCTATTTGAAATGTATGAGACAGAAGAAGTAGTAAGGATGACTTCCATTGTACTAGGAGAAAAAATGGTTTATGATGTTATGGATAATTTGTTAGAAGAGGATAATTAATGCGTAAATTCACTTCGGTTGAGGTAGCACAAAAATATATAGAAGAAATATGCAATAAATACAGTATGTCGGAGGCTTTCAAGGCTTCTTGCTTTATCCAGGTAAAAAAACTTGGGGAAATTTATGGGGAGAATGAAATACCTAAAGAGGATTTTCTCACTGTATTTAGTAGATCTTTCAACTCTTTAAGAACAGGATACAAAAGAACCCCTGTCGATATAGAAGAATTTATTCTTGGGGTTGAGTACCTTAATCTTGAGCAGTCTATCCGGCCACAAATTAAAGAAGAACTCATAAATCTTTTTACTGATTATAATTATTGTTATGAAGCCTTGCTCTGTGGCAGCGTCCGTTGGGGCAAGACGTATTTTTCTTGTGTAGGTATGGCTTATCAGGCTTATAAATTAAGCTGTCTATACGATCCTCAGGCACATTATAGTTTATCCCCAGGCTCAGAAATTGTTTTCTCTTTTCAATCTATTAATGAGACGAAAGCTAAGAGAAACTTTAGAGAATTTGCTTCTATGGTTTATTCCTCTAAATATTTTAAAGAGAATTTCCCCCCTCAAGGAAAGTCAAAAAATTATATGGTTTTCCCTAATAATATCCTTGTAAAGCCAGTTGCCTCTAATAATACGGCTGTAATGTCTGAAAACATATTTTCAGCTTTTATAGACGAAGCTAACTTTATGAAAGTAATGAAAGGGTCTAGGCATCAAGGTTTAGATGAAGATTATTACGACCAAGCTACCAAACTATATACGACCGTTAAGGATAGGATTCAGAACCAGTTTAAAGATTTTTCCACAGGGGAATGGCCGGGGAAGCTATACCTCGCATCTTCAGCCAATCACACTGAGGATTTTATTCAGGTTAAAAAGGAAGAAGCTCAAAAACTAAAGGACAAGGGAGAACATTGTCCTATTTATGTAATGGACTATCCTTTGTGGGAAGTTAAGCCTAATATGAATCCATCGGATAAAAAGTTTTGGGTAGAAATGCCCGGCGAGGATCACGCTGGAAAAATACTAAAAGAAAACCCTGAAAAAGTTACAGAAAATATAATTGAAGTGCCTGTTGAACTTAAAGATCAATTTGAGAATGATCTTCATGGTTCCATTAGAAATGTGGCCGGGCGACCACTCAAGCAGGAAAGTAAGTTCATACCTGTAGCTAAAGTATTAGACAATACTAAGTTGTATCATGAACATTACGGTAGCCAGCAAATATTTTCCACGCAAGAGGTTAGTATAAATGAAGTTATTAATATTCCAAGTCTTTTAAATATCCCTTTTATAGAGGCTATTAATAATTTTGGGCGATTTCATGCTCATTTAGATATGTCTTATAAAGAAGATTCCGCTGGCCTTGGTATCGGATGTGTAATGGGGGCTAAACAAATGGAAGCTCGCCAGATTTATAATGAGGAGACGGAGGATTATGAATTTACAGATGAATATATGGCCCCTATATATGTGATTTTTGGTCTACTAAGAATAAATCCACCTGAGAATGGTGAAATTGACTTTACTAAAGTTACCAAGCTATTCCATGCAATACTACAGTATCTTGGAAATTTGAAGTCATTCACGGCTGACAGAGCCTACTCAGCACCTTTTTTCCAATATTTAAGAGAACAGAATGTATCTACCAATAGTCTTTCCGTAGAAAGGAATATTGAGCCTTATTATGAAGCCAAGCATGGGATAATAGAAGATAGGCTCTGGACCCCTGAACACGAAAAGTATAAAGAAGAAATAAAAAACTTGCAATTAGATGCAAAATCTGGTAAAGTCGACCATAATTTTTATTCAAGCAACGACCTGACTGATTGTGTAGCCGGAATAGTTTATACATTGTCCAAGAGGAAGATGACTTGGAAAAAGAAAGACTACCCTGTTACATTTTCAGAAATGAAAAAACTTAGCGAAACAAAGAAGGGGCCGAAAATATCGGGTAGACCGGAATCAAAGAATAGATCGGATGTTTTAAATAGAAGAAAAAGGAGGTGAAATGAAGTGTGTTAATTGCTATGCCGTCATTGATGAGGAATGGAAAGTATGTCAGGAATATTTTGAAGATTCTTTAGAAGAAAATGAGCGAGTAACTAGAGTTATACAGAGGTTTCTCTATGCTTGGCAAAATTATGAAAATCAACCTTCAATGCCTCTAAGAAGTCAAGTAGAGGGGTTTAAAGAAGCTGAAAAAGAATATGAAGATGCTTTACTAAAACTTAAATATGAAGCTGGTGAAGATTGGGCTACATTAGATATGACGGGGAATATAGTAGATAAGGAGGTGGTTTCTTGAGAGTTCAGATAGAACGTAGAATATGTAATTACTGTAATTATACAGTAAATAAGAACAAGGATACTTTTGGAGGCAATCCTTTTGCATGTTGGTTATCAGTATTTTATAGAAAGCAATTAGATTTTTGTTGCGAAGAATGTTTAACTAATTGGTTACAAGAAGGAGGTAAGCTATGATAAGAACAATTTTACGCAGGGTAATAATCTTCCCTGTACTTGCTATAGGAAGTCCTTTACTATATGTTATAGGTATTTTAATGACTGACCGTGAAGAGACTAATGAAATATTAAATATTATGTTTAAAGAAGCATGGAATGGAATAAAATAGAAGGAGGCAAATGATGGATGCAATAACAATTTTTTCAATTTTTGTGGGACTGATAGTTCTTCCGGCTTACGTTTATATTTTGTGTAGAATGACTGTGAAAGGATTTTTAGATGGAGTAGTATCTACAGCAATTACCTATCTAGACACACGTAAGGAGTTGACGGATGCTGAAAAACGCAATTCAGAAAGCGAAAAGTAAACACGAAAATAGTAAAGAAGAGGACAGACGTAAGAGGTTGTCCCGGCCAGTTACAGCCGGAGGGATCATTAACTTTTTTCACGATCTGTACTTTAAGTACGATATAAAAGGGTATGTACCTCTTAAAAAAGATGACTACAATAAAGTAAATGGTTTTATAAAACTTCTGAGGAATAACCATTATTCTGACGAGGAAATTTATGCGGTCATCGAAGAAATATTTTCTCAATGGGATCAGATAAAAGAGGCGGATATAAAAACGGACAACAGAAAGTCTTATATCCTAAATGACAACCCTGATTTATTGGATATTGTTAAATGTAAAAATGATATTTTCAGGGAAATAACTAAAGAAAACGAGCCGGAAGACGAAAATAAATCTTTACTTGAAATATGGAGAGAATCTTGAAATGCCCGTGGGATGAAATTAACGGTGAACCTCGAATAGAAAAAGAAGAAAATAGCTGGGTAATAAAGTATTTGTCTGACAAAGGAATACCTTTGTCTTATACTAATAAACCGGATAAAGAAGAACAGGTTGTGAAAATAGCTCGTTATTTATTTGGATCACGAAACTTTATTCTTTTGGTTTCCAACGATTCTGCGTATATAAAGTCAATTTATTATTGGTTGGCCGCAATATGGGTTACAGAAACGGAAACAGGTTTTGAGATTTGTGATCCGGCTAAGATAAATTCTTTTGATAATGACTATAAGGAGGTGTTAAATAGATTAGAACATGCCAGTCTGCTAATGATACCCTATACTGATCCTTCTGATTATTCTTTAAGAAGAATAAAAAATGCTTTAGGAGGTATTCTTTCAAAGAGGAAGGCCGCTAATAGGCCGACCATTACTGACGTTTTTAGTAAAAAGGAAATAAACACTAAAGAAATAGCCAATCTTGTAGGTTCTCTTTCTCCTGTTTTTGGAGAGCAATGTGTTCCTATGTTTTTGACTGAAAATACTAACTCTAAAATAATAAAAGTTTGACACCATGGATTTTTACTGTTATAATTGTAATCAAGAATCTTTAACTGAGATTTGTAAATGTGGGGACATAGCCGAATGGCTTATGGACTATGCTGATTTGGAAGACGATTGTAATCATGAGGCTACCTTTGACTTCGGCGATGGCGTTTATTGTGGAGACTGCGGTCAAATGATTACTGATACTCTATTAATAGGAGGGCAAAAAATAAATTTAGAAAATAACAGAGAGGAGACGGAATGAAAAATTGCTCCACTTGCGATTATTTTGTGAAAACTAAGGATAGGGACAAAGATATTCATGGTAATTCGGTACACAAAATAGGTTATTGTGATTACCCTGTCCCTCAATCAGTTAAAAAAGAAAAAATAAATATCTTTTATAATGAAATGGTTTATATAAACGGTGAAGTAATTACTGAATGCAGATTTTGGAGAAAAATTTTTACTTGAAATGTAAACTTTCTTACCTTATAGTGATTATACACTAATAGCCAAGTGCTTGGATAGAAAAAGGCTCAATAAACAAATTCTTGAGGCTGATACTCTTATAGATTTAATAGAAGGTCATAAAGATAATTTTTGGAAGAACCACCCGGCCTATAAAATGTGGAAAGATTATCCTCATAACTTAGAGTTCTATAGAGATACTATGCTAAAAGAATGGGTTTTTGACAGGAAATTTAATAACACACGAGATTTCTATGGAGTATCTGAGCCGGAGTCAAAGCCTTGGTTTGTATACGATGAAAAAGTAATTATTTCTCATAGATCTAATTTAGTAAGAAAGCTACCTGAACATTATGGGAATTTCGGGTGGAAAGATTTTGGTATAGAAGGCTATTTTTGGCCTTGTGAAGTTAAGACTAAAAGAAGTATATTAATTAATGAACAATGGAAAAAGGAGTTAAGTAATGGAAAAAACTGAAGTAAACGAATGTCTAACTAAGCTGGAAGCAGGAATTTCTGATCTGGAAAATGCTAAAGAGGATTATAATATGTTGAAGGAACAGCTTTTTGCTAACCACGGCATAACAGATAAAGTTGACCAAAAGAACCTTGAAAAAATAGCTAAAGCTAATGTGGCCGATAAAAAAGATAAATACAAGGAAGAAATTAACTCGGCCCATGATCTGCTTTCAATAACTGAATAATAAAAGGGGGATATTATGGATGTAGGAGATAAAGTTTACATAGTTAGTAATCAGAAAAATGATACAGGTATACATGGGGCACTCTATAATTCCGTAGATTACTATTGTTTATTGTTGTATTCTATAATATTAGATAATGATCAGATCATAAGGGTTCCAGAATGGAATGTGAGAAAGAAAGAAAAGACCTATAGTATAGGTACTAAAGTTAGAATACAGCCCGGTCTGCTCAGAGAAGATCATTATGTAATAAGCAAAACAGGTCATTGCATGGAAGTGAATTTAATAAACCCCAATTCAGGTAATGTTTGGGATCAGCCTATAAAAGTAAAAAGCTGCTCAAAAATTACTGAAACAGAAATAAACAAACTTGTTTCCGGTTATGATTGGGAGGTGGTTGAATGAAACCTATAGTCTATCTCGCTTTACCTTATAGTGCTAACATGGATAAATCTCAGGAGCTTAGTTCGACTAAGCCTGATTATGATACCACAAAAGTAAAAGAAGAAAGGTTTAAGAAAGCTAATGAAGTAGCGGCCAAACTCTTTAAAGCAGGGTTTTGGGTGATAAGCCCAATATCTATGACCCATCCTATAGCTATAGAGGGTAACATAAAAGGCACATTTTCAGAATGGGAAAAATTTAATTATTTTCAAATATCAACATGCCACATGGTTTTTATTCTTTGTATAAATGGATGGGATACTTCAGAAGGTGTTGCTAAGGAAGCCACTTTCGCTCAAGATAACGGTATCCCTGTTATAAAAATAGACGAAAATCTTCAAATTTTAGGAGACTGAAATGGATTTTATTGATATGGAAAAAGAATTTGAAGAACAAATTCAAGAGATAATGAAAATCGAAGGAAAAACCAGAGAGCAGGTAATGAAAGAATTGGATGATATGGAAGATATGAGTGATCTAATGAAGCACGTTAATGGTGAAGATTAATGAGCGTAGGGTTTGCGGTTTTAAAGTCAGTCATAATTAATGAGATTCCGTTTTCTACCTTAATGGAGCATGGGATTGATGATACATTTCTGGAAGGATCTGAAGTATCAGCATACCATTTTATCAAGAACTTTAAGTACAAGCATGGCAAATACCCTGAAATAAGGACTATTGAGGCCGAAATAGGGCAAAAGGGGGCATTCGATAACATATCCCCTGAGCCTGTAGAATACTATGCGGTCAATCTAAGGGAAAGGAAAAAATTCTGGATATGTAGTAAAACAGTCGAAGAAGTAACAGAAAACTTGCATAATAACAATATAGATGTTACTGTGCAAAAATTACGTGACTGTATTACTAAACTTAATTCTACGGAAGAAGGTTATGCCCTTAAAGACTTAGAAGATATTCAAAGGGAAGTAATTGATAATCACAACCAAGTACAGCTAACTCCGGGCATTACTGGAATACCTTTTGGCTTTCCTTCGTTAGATGAACTAACTTTCGGCCAACAACCGGGTGATTTCAATGTTACCGTAGGTGTAACTGGTGCTTGCAAGAGTTATATTTGTCTACAGACCGCTTTAAAAGCCTATGAGAAAGGGTATAATGTAATGTTCATATCTCCTGAAATGCCTGAAATGCAAGTAGGACGAAGGGTTTTGGCCTTACAGACAAGTTTACAGGATAAGGGGTTTAGAAAAGGTACTTTATCTTACTATGAGATTAAGAAAGCCTTGGAAATTATTAACGGCCCTATTATAGTGGATGGGCAGGAAGTAGATAATTGGTTTAAAATACTTCCAAGTGGGCTGTATTCTGATGTAAATAGTATTATATCCATAAGTGATGAATATCAGCCCGATTTGCTTTGTGTAGATGGTTTCTATCTATTAAATAATCATAAAGTAAAGTCAAGCAGTCCGGGAAAGGAAGATGAAAGTGTTATCTTTTCTCTAAAGAACTTTGCTATACATTCTCAAACCCCTATATTCGCCACTACACAGTACAATAGGTCGAAGCCTGGAAAAATAGAAGGGGCCAGAGGAAGTATGAGTGTTGAACAGATAGCAAGTAATTTCTTATCCCTAGACTTTAAAAACCCCGAAGATCGGGAAACGGTCAAGCCAGTGCAATATAGAATTTTAAGCACCAAGAAAACAAGGGACGGCGATTCAATGTCCTTAGAGCTTAAATTAAATTTTAAGAGAATGGAAATTAAGGAAAATAAAGTAATCAGTGGTAAAGAAGGGTTGCGACAACAAGAACCTGAATTTATAGATAACGAATTTATAACGGAAGTTTAAAAAGATAAGGAGATAATAGTGGAACGGGTTAAAAGAGCTAATGAAAAAATTAATTACTTAGAGGAGCTAAATAGTAATTGGGATTCGTATGGTGCGGTCCCCCCTAATTCAACTGCAATAGAAAACGCTAAAGATGTTGTTTGGAGACTAGGAATAAAACCCTCTGTAATCGCACCTCATCCCGATGAAGGTATAACTTTAACTTTCGTGCAAAAGCCTACTAAGTCGGTGTCAGTCGAATGTGAAAATACGGGAGAAATTATAGGGATTACACACAAGGAAACAAATGAATCAGATATATGGGAGTTAAACATAAAAGATATGGATAAAGATGTTAAAAAAATAAGAGAATATCTTTTAACAGAAAAACCATAGCCTTATAAAAGTCAGTTATTTAATGAATTTGAAAAACATAGGAGGAGGTAATGGTTAATTTAGGAGATGAAGTAAAAGATGTGGTCACTGAATTTCAGGGGATAGTAGTGGCTAAAACAAAGTATTTGCATGGATGCTCAAGGGTAGGCGTACAACCGAAAATCAAAAAAGATGGAACATTACCGGAACATGAGAGCTTTGACGAACCATCATTAGTAGTTGTATTTCACCACGCAGTACCAGAAGGGAATCATTCGACAGGAGGGCCAGAAAAGTACAAGGATAAAAAAGAAATGTAATTTTGTACCGATATTATTATAATAATTTAATAAAAGGAGAAAAATATGATAATTATAATTCCACTTGCTGTTTTAACAATATTAGGGCTTATTATTTTTAATCTATCTGATTGTTATGAAGGTCTTGGTTTTTTTATGACGGGGCTAGGTATTTGTAGTTTATTTATGTGTCTAATTACAATACCCATTAACCACTTAGGCGTAAAAGACAATATAGTAGAATATCAATCGGTTAAAGAGACTTTGAAAGAATCTCGCAAAAACGAGTCAATCGAAAATGCGGCATTCTCAGTGAAAATAGCTGAGATGAACCAATGGAAATCGTCAGCAGTATATTACAATGGGATTTTTGATCTTTGGATTCCTGATGAAGTCGAAAATCTCAAACCAATAAAATAATTTTAAAATAGAACTTTAAGCTCATCCTCTCCCAAGCCTCGGTCTTTAGCTAGATCGGGGCTTTTTTATTACCTTCCTACTTAAATAATTTTAGTAATTATAAACTTTTTTAATAGTAAAGCCTTGACATTACTTTACTATGTGCTTACAGTTTATATTGAATCTATAGTAATTTAATCTATATTAAAATAATAGGAGATAAATAATTGCCTACGCCTCAACCTTCGCAGGAGGATGTGGATACATGGATGGACAGATGTATTCCTGAAGTCTTAGAAGACGGTACTGCCGAAGATCAAGATCAGGCTTACGCAATTTGTCAAGATATGTGGAATGAAGCTACCCAAAAAGAAGAAAATTACGTAGAAATTCAGAAGCAAGACTCTGAAAATAAAGTTGTCAAAGGCGTGGTTTACGAAGCCGGAAACGTGGATACTGACGGCGAAACTATGACTGCTGACATGGTTAGGAAGGCTGCTTGGGATTTCTTGGCCGAAAGACGAGAAAAGAACATTGATATTAGCCATAATTGGCAACAGTCCGGTTGCTATGTTGTGGAATCTTACTATACAAGTAAAGAAGGCCACGATGGTTTTCCTCCTAATTCATGGGTAATGTCAATTAAATGTTCGGATGAAATTTGGGAAAAAGTAGAGAAGGGCGAGTTAAACGGGTTTAGCTTTGGTGGTACTTCTACTAAATTTGCCGCCCGTGTTCTTTTAGAAGTAGCCAGAGAAGTCATAGGTAACACTGAGCCTAACCTTAATAAAGATGTAATTCCCGAACACGACCATTCCTTTGTAATTTATTTCGATAAAGAAGGTAATATTGTTAAAGGAACTACGGATATTAACCAAGATCATTACCACGTTATAGTTAGTGGTACGGCCACTGGTACTTCAGTCGGCCATTCCCATAGAGTAGATATTTCAGAGAGTAACTAATAATGGCTAAAGCGAAAAGTTTCGTGATAGAGGACGAGGTTGTTTTTATGGACGATGTTAAGGTTGAATTTGTCAGCCTCGTAGGTCATGCGGCCAATAGACAACCTTTTCAAGTTATCAAAGGAGATAAAGATATGAAAAAAGTAATTGATAGTGTCCTCGTACCTAAAGAAATGGACGAGGAAAAGATTAAAGAACTATCAAAGAAGCATCAGTTTTCTCTGGATGAGAAACAGGAAGATGTTCTTGATGGTTTTGACCTGTATAAGCAGGTAAGTGATGAAGATATTGATGAGGATACTAAAAATGTAGCCGTCATTGAAAAAGAAGATGGTATTTACGGAATCTTGGCCGACCCTAAGGATAAACGTAAGGGTACTGAGAAGCAGTTTGATGAGGCTGATATAGATAGCATAATTGATGGCATGTTTGCTGTGTCTGATATTGTTATTGGCACTCTTCGTCAGCCACAGGCCAGTGATGCTAACCGTAAAAATAATATTCTTCAGGCTATTGATAATTTCAGGAAACATGCAGAAGCCGTCCTTAGTAATACTAAGGAAGACGATGTAATTGATCTTGAAAATTATGAAGTCAAAGGCGAGAATCTTGAACCTCTTTTCAAGACTGAACAGCCTTCCGAACCAGTAGGAGACGATAAAGAAGAAGATTCTAAAAAAGTAGACACTAAAATTTCTGAGGCTATTGAAGCCCTGAAATCTGAACTTGAATTGCAGGTTGATGAAAAACTGGAAACTAAATTTAAAGAAGCCAGTGATAAAATAGATAGCCTTGGGTCTGAAATAGATACTAATTTGAATAAAGAATTTGAAACTGTAGCTTCCAAGGAGGAAAAAGAGGCAATAGAAGGCGAAGTTAAAGAACTTAAAGATTCTATTGAAGAGCTAAAAAATAAAACACAACAGAGACATAGTGAGCCTGAAGAAGATGTTCACAAAAAAATAGAAAAGAAAGATTTTTCTAAAAAAAGAAATTTCGTAACTTTTGCATAATTAAGGAGAATATAATATGAGTTCAAACGTAAGAGAAATTCTAGCTAAGGCTGATACTTCAGTTAGCGATCTGCTTGATGGCGGAAAGCTGAATGCTACCCAGTCCGATAAGTTTTATGAAAGTGTAATTGAACAGGCTGTCTTGCTTAATGAAGTAAGGACTGTCCGGATGCCTTCTGATAAGTACAATATTGATAAGATTGCATTTGGTTCCCGTATGTGGCGAGCCGCACCTAACTCCGGTAATCCGCTCTCAGCAGAGGACAGGTATAGGCCGACTTACGATCAGATACAGCTTGATGTAAATGAGGTCATAGCGGAATTTCGTATTCCTTATGACGTACTTGAAGATAATATTGAAAGGGATCAGCTTCAGGATACTTTCATGAGCATGGCTTCTAGGCGTACTGCGGCTGACCTTGAGGAATTGCTGATTCAGGGTAATACTAGTTCTGATGATCCGTTTCTTGCTCTGTCTGATGGTGCTTTGGCTTTGGCTGAAAATACTTATGATGGTTCAAGTCTATCTGCTATTGATAAAGAAGTCTTTAAGGCCGCTATGGATAATATGCCAGCCAAGTATTTCAGGAATCTCAATGAAATGAAGTTCTATATGAGTCCGCATAATACTGTGGAATATAGATATTCATTGGCAGGACGTGGTACTGATCTTGGTGATGAGAGTTATATAAATCGCCCCGGTCTTAGTGCTTTTGGCGTCCCTGTTTCTTCTGCTGATTTTATGCCCGGTGCTAATATCCTGTTTACCTTCCCTCAGAACCTTATCCTTGGTATTCATAGGGATATTATGATAGAAACTGAGAGAGATATTAGGAATAGGGAACTAGTAGTTGTTATGACTGCTAGGGTTGATGTTAAGATGGAAGAGCCGGAAGCCGCAGTTAATGCAAGCAACCTTAGCTGGTAATTATAAATAAATAAGGAGTAAATGATATGAAAAATTATAGTGAACAGACTAGAATTACTCCGGTCGCTTCTGGAGGTCATTCTCAGACCACAGTTACTTCCGGTAATTCTGATCTAAAGATTAAGAGTGAGAAGGTATATGATACCAGTTCTTCTCAGGATCTCTTTACCAGTCTTTCTGCTGGTGATGTCATCCTGATGAGTGGTTGGGATTATTCTGAGAATAACAGAGTATTTGTCGTAACTGACGTGGAATCAGGCGGGTACTGGATTAAGGTGGATAAACAGCTTATAAATGAAGGGGCTGCTCCCGGCAGTATTACTATTGAGAAATCCCCGGAGTCTCTGACTATAAGCGGGGTTACTACTTATGATGTTATTGTAGACGTAATCAATGCTAATTCCACCTCTTCTTCTGCCGAGGAAGCCGATGCTAGTAAAGCTCGAATTACTGCTGCCGATACTGTATCTAGTTTTATTGTCGCAGATACAGGAGATGATCTTAGGGTTGTTTGGGCAAAACTTTCTGCTGGTTAATCTTAAAGGGGGGCGTTCCAGCCCCCTAATTCTTAAAATTTTACAGAGATAACTAATGAGTGATAGCATTTCTATATACAGAGGGATAATGAAACCCTGAATCTTACTTTCACTGATAGTGATGGTAATGTTATAGATATTACGGATTGAGTTATTTTCTTTACTATTAAGTTAGAAGGTGATACTGCTGATAACGATGATAACGCTGTTATAAAAAAGGATGTTACCACACATGATGATCCTCTTAATGGAAAAACTAGTATTGATCTTTCCAAAGTGGATACTGATATAAAAATAGGGAATTATGAGTACGATATACAGTAATGAACTTAGAGAAGGTTCAATGCTTGTGCTTCATTTAATGGGGGTTTATTCTAACGCATCTACATCCGATGATTGGGCAATTCGGATGAAACTCGGAGGCACCACCTATGAAACTATCGCCCGTACTGGAGGTAATGCCACTAGCAGGGGATGGAAGGCATCTTTCACCTTAACTTTCAGGGCAGTAGGTAGTTCGGGGGAAGTTTATGACCATGCCACATTGGTGGATGGATCTAACACATACTCTGCGGATATTGGCAGTTCTCATACAGTTGATATGACCGTGGCAGAAGATATAGAAGCAACCCTCCAATGGGATAATGCAAAAACTGATAACGTATTTCAATGCACACAGGCTTATTTAGAGAGGATAGGGTAGACTTAAAATATGGAATTGAAAACAACTCCGGCAAGGCATGATTCTAATAGCTATATTTCTCTGACTAATACAGAGTCTTACTTTTCTTCTTATAATAGACTTGCTAAAAGTGAAACTTGGCCTGTTCTTACAGAAGCTCAGAAAAAATTTGCTTTGTTCTTGGCCGCAAGAGCCTTGGATACTTTCAAATTTAGAGGACGTAAAATAACCTATTCTCAAAATAGAGCCTTCCCAAGATTTTCTTGGTATCAGTTAAATGTAGAAAAGGAAACTCCGTGGGAAAGTTTTTTCAAAGCTACAAGGGCTAATAACCTAACTAGTATTATCAGTAATGGTGATATTGAAGTAAGTAATAATAAATTAGTCGATAAAAGCTCAAGTGGAGATGCTTTCTATTATCATTACTATTACGAAAGAATAGATATAAACCAAGTTATAAAAGTGGCGGGCCTTTCTACTGATGAATACTTGACTATCAAGGATATAGCTTTTGACGGGTCTTTCATTGAAATAAAAGAAGATATTACTGATGAAGCTGTTCCTTCCGGCGGTGTAGATATACATGCTACGCCTTTGTTTGGGTTCTCAGAAGATATAGGCTATGCACAGGCCGAACTTGCTTTTCAATATGTAGATACCAGCGTATTTCAAGCTAATATAAATGAAATTCCTGAGCCAGCTTTAAAGTCATGGACAATGGGTAATAATATAGAAGTTACTTACCAAAACAATTTTTGGGGATTCAGTAAGTTCTCCCCTGAAAGAGTTACGTCATTAGATATTGTCTATATGCTTCTTGGAGATTGGATAACTTCAATAGGTGGTGGAGTTGTTTAATATAAATTTTTCTAGCATAGAAAAAAGAGTTAAGACTTTTTTAGATAGTGCTTTTAATAGCTCTATGATTAATAAAGTTACTTATAAAAAATTTGAGTCCTTTACTTACGACGAGTCAACTGGAAAAACCGTCACTAGTTATTCAGAATACGAATTAGACGTAATAAGAAGCGATACCGCTCTGGAAGCCCAAAAAGCAAGTACGATTTTATCGGCAGTAGGTTTTTCCGGCGGGGAAATGTTGATGATAGCTAAATATGAGGATGTTCCTCGTGATCCTTACTCAAAAGATATTATGAAGGATTTCCTTATAGATGGAAATAATGAGGAATATACGATAAAAAAAGCAGTACCATTGTTTACTTCATTTATAATTATTCAAATATAATGAAACAAAATTTCGGCGATCAAATAAAACAATTTAGAGAAAAGGTAGACAGGCAAACTACCACAGCCTTTCAAGAAGGTTGCCGCAGAATATCTTATGCTATTGCTGAGGATTCCCCTTGCTCTACTGGTAAATTGATAGGCCAATGGTCGCCTTCAGTCGGAACTCCTGTAGAGCATAATTTTCAAGGAGGCCAAAGTGCTTGGTATAAGAGTGTAGAAGGATGGGAAAAAGATGAAGGTATAGCGGATATTAACAGAACACATGCTATGGCTAATTTAGTTCCTAGGATAGAATCTACTGTTATGGCTTTGGATAAGGAATCTCCTTACTATTTTACCAACCATACTTCTTACGTGAGATTGGCTGAATATCATGGCTGGAAATCTGTAGGAGGAAAACAAGGCCCGTATTTCATGGTAACCAAAAATGCTGGGCAATTTAAGATGATGATAGACGAAATAGTGGCTACGCTTAAATAATGTCAAACTACGCTGAAATACAAGCCCTATTAAATGGCAGATTAAGAGAAATAACTGATCTTCCACTATGGAGTAGAGAAAATTTCTATATAGAACCTTCAGAAGATGAGATGTATGTAGAGTCTTTTTTGGTTCCTAGTATATCTGAAAATAGATATTTAGGAGATACCCCTACTTATGAATCAGGTGTTTTTGCAGTAAATGTGGCCGGAGTGCGAGGAAGAAGTTGGGGGTATATCTACGAATTGGTAGATAAAATAATAGAAAAATTTAAGAAGAATACAAGATTGATAGATTCAAGTGAATCTTTGACAGTAAATATGAAAAAAGCATACCCAATTCCGGGGTTTCAAAATGATACAGGCCGGTTCGTGGTTCCTGTTCATTGTGAATATTTTGCTTTTGTTGACAATTAATTGGAGGATATAAAATGGCTGAACAATCAGTAGCATTAGGATCAAGACTAGAAATAGCCTATGCAATGGAAGATTCTTGGAGCGCTCTACCAAGTTCTTATAATGTCTATGACTTTAGGGTGACAGGATTTGGAGTACAACTTGAAAAGGATTCCTTTGAAAGTGAGGAAATTAGATCGGATAGACAGACTTCTGATCTTAGGCACGGGATGTATAATGTTTCCGGTGATATTCCTGTAGAGCTTTCTTATGGTGCTTTTGATGACATTATTGAAAGTGCGATGTTTAATACTTGGCAATCCGACGATACTATAGAGATAGGTACAACTCAGAAAAGTTTTAGAGTACAGAGAGCTTTTACTGATATAATGGAATATCATGAATTTCCGGGGTGTGTAGTTAGTTCTTGGAGTCTCTCAGTAGAGCCTAATTCCATTATCACAAGCACTTTTTCTGTGATGGGTAAGACGATGGAAACTAGTCAGACTTTAACAGGGTCTACTACTAAAGCATCTAATGCCCCGTTTGATTCTTTTTCAGGTTATATTTATGAAGGCGGCAATACTTCTTCTGATGCCATTGCGGTTGTAACCGGAGTTGATTTTACAGTTGAAAATAATCTTGAAGCATTACAGGTTGTCGCAGATAATAAACCAACAGGATTGGCCGAAGGTCGAAGCACGGTTTCCGGTACTTTAAGTGCTTATTTTGGAAGTTCTTCTTTACTGGATAAGTTTTTGAATGAAACTGAATCTGCCATAGAGTTCCAGTTGTTAGATACTAGCGGCAATAGCTATACCTTTTACATGCCAAGGATTAAGTACAGTGGCGGAAGTATTGAGATAAGCGGAGAGTCCCCTATAGGCATCTCTATGCCTTTTACTGCTCTCAAAGATTCAGGGATTGGCAACACTCTTAAAATAACCAGATAATAAAAACAAGGAGTAACAAATTATGACAGTTGATCTTTCGCAATTCGATACCAAAAAAACCTCAGAAGAGGGTGTTTGGGTTGAGATTGAAAACCCTATAGACGGCGAACCTTTGGGTATTCATTTTAAGATTCTTGGTTCTGATTCAGAAGTGTATAATAAACAGATTCGCAAGAATAAAGATAAAATGATGAAACAAGGAATGAGGAATATTAAATCTGAAAACCTCGAAGTAGAGGAGATTGAACTTCTTGTCGCCTGTACTGTTGATTGGGATAATATTGTAGATAACGGCGAAAAGCTGGAATGTACTAAGGAAAATGTGCGCTATGTCTATAAAAATTACCCTTGGATAAAAGATCAGGTTGACGATTTCATTGGAGATCGTTCCAATTTTTTGTCTCAGTAACCGAGGATCTTATAGAGTATTTTAAGATTTCCTTGGAGTATGAAACGCCTGATGACACAGGATATTCAAAAAGGGCAAGACTTCAACACGCTATAGATGCCGCCCCTGAATTTAGTCAAGGGGCGCAAGCTGAACTTGATTCTTTACCATACCCACCCGCTTGCTTAGATCATTTAGTAATTTGGTTTTGGGGTCTTCATGGTGGTAGAACACAGAACATGAACGGCCCTAATCCCATAACTTTTCAAGATATAATGGCTTGGAAAAACCTTCACAAAATAGAAATATACGGATATGAGATAGATATAATAAAAAGACTTGACCGAGCCTATTTATCTTATGTTGCTAAACAGCAAGCCAAAAAGAATAAGAAAAAATAATGTTTATATACACTTTAACACATAAAGACCTAAGAAAAACTTATGTCGGTATTTCTGAAAAAGTGCCTGAAGAGGATGTGTACGAATTACCAAGCAATACAAGAATAAGCAGGGCTATAAGCAATTTCGGTATTGATAAGTTTTATATAACTAAAATAGGAGAACTTAACAACAGAGAAAAAGCTATTGATAAAGCAAACTTTCTTATAGAAAAATTTGAAGATGTCTATAATGAAAAGTTTTATGAACTTAAAGTTCAGAATGAAGATATATTTAAGACCATGCCGGGCGGGTTACACTTCATTCTTCCTAATTATAATGGGTAAGTAACTAATGGCTGATTTAGCGCAGTTAGGTATAAGAGTTAAATACGATGACCCTCGGGATGCTAAAAAGAAGCTGAAGGGTATAGAAACTCAGGCTCGTAGGACTGAAACCGCTACCAATAAACTTAGTAAAACTACTAAGAAAAAAGGGACTGATGCGTTACGATCTCAAGCTAAGGCCACTAATAAATTAAGGAATAATTACGCTGGTTTAATGGGAAACCTTAATAAGGTAGGGACTAAATTTGAGAGAATAGGTCAAACCTCCAAGGGAATACAAGATTTACGAGGAGAATTAAACAGTGTTAATAAGACTATACGTAAATCAGACAAATTATCTTTAGAAGGGTATAATAGATTAGCTCAAAAGTCAAGCGAAATTAGATCTAATTTACGCAAACAAAATAAAGCCTTAACTGAAAATGCTAATATACAAAAATCCACCAACAAAACACACTTAACTGCTAAAGATACCTTAGATAAACAATTAAGTTCTATCGACCAATTACAACAAACTAAAGGATTTTGGAAGTCTAATGCTTCTCAGGTTAAAACTTACAGAACACAACTTACAGCCGCCCAAAGAAATCTTAATAATTTACAAGGTACTTTAAGTAAACAAGATTTTAGTAGATATTCAAAACAATTAGCCCAAGCCGGGCATAATTTAGATTATGTAGGTAAGCGAGCTAATTTTGCCCATTCTCGTTTGAGGGAATTTTGGGAAAGGTTTGGTCAAGTTGGTCTTGGTTTTGGTGCTATTTATGGGGCCATAAGAGCAGTAGGAGCGGCTTTTATGAAGCTTTTTTCCATCCTTAAAAATGGTATCCAGTTAAGTGGTGAGATAGCCGGGTTACAGGCTAAGTTAGCCGCCTATCATACTATTACAGAAGGGTTGGCCGAATCTACTGAAAATTTTGCTAGTAAGATGAACAAAGCCGAAGGAAATATTATGGCTTTGGCTCGTGCTTCTCTTGATTCAGCTTCTTCTTTTGATGACCTTCAAACTGCAATGGATGAGTTTGCACAGCATAGTATATTCGTAAGAAAAGAATGGATGGGAGCTTTTACTGCCTTTACTGACTTTGTTTCTCTTATCGCCCAAACTACTGGTAACACGGCTCGGCAGATTCGTTCAGAAATTTCCGGATTAATGGAAGGTCTTGCCCGCCCTCAGAACGTGGTCATAAGAATGCTCATGAGGACTGGTATGCTTACTGAAGAAGTATTGAAAAAGATCAGGGAAGCTGAAAATGCCGGGGATGATATAAAAGACTTGATTGTAAGCCTAGAACCTGTTCTCAGTAAACTACAAGAAAGAGTACTTGAAGCTGACATAGGGACTCTTTTTAATAAATGGAAAGATGCTATGTCTCAAGCCATTGCTGAATCTATCAGATTAGCTTCTAGTATGGAAGGTGTAACCAATATTTTCGGTGAAATGCTTAACAAACATCGTAAGTGGGCTATTAGATTAATAGAAAATAAGGAAGAAATGAGAGATTTTACAGATGGTATGAAATTTATCCGTTCTGTATTAGATCTTGTAATGTCTGGTTTTGAAAGACTATTTTTAGTCACTATGAAGTTTTTTGCTTTTTTGGAACGGTATAAGAGAATCATAGGAATTTTAGCCACCTCTTTTATAGCTTATAATACTGTAGTAAAAGATTTAATTGGTGTTTTAAGTAAAATAGGTGGAATTTTAAAATTTATACTTTCTCCAATAAATAAAGTTGCCTTAGCTTTTAGGGGACTCCACAAAACTATACGTGCTAATTTTATAGGGATTGACACTATGGTAAGAGGGGGTATTATTCCTAAATTTGCTAAGGGATTTAACATTTTAAAAAGTGCCGTAGGAAGCCTTAACCTTAAAATGCTGACTATACCAGCACTAATCTATTCTATTTCTGTAATATATAGAGTATTAGCTGAAAGAATATCTAAGACAAAAGCATGGAAGACTTTGGGTAACGTCGCTCAATCAGTAATATCTGCTATAGGGGATGCTTTTCAGTGGGTAATGAATAATGCCATTACTCCATATCTTGAAATGCTTCAGGATACTTATAATTTTTGGGGTAAATTTATAAATCTTTCTAAATGGACTCAAGATTTATCTAAATTAGGCGGAAAAATAAAGAAAGAAATAAAGGGTATTTTTACCGGAATTAAAGATTTAGGGGAAGAACTAGACTTAGGCTCTTTTATATCTGATCTAACAGAAATTGTAAAGAAAGATGCAGGACGAATAGGTAGCTTTATTTCTGCTATAAAAGACCAATTCAGTGGTTTATTTGACTATACCTTAGATAGAGGTCAAGATGGAGAATATTCTCCATTGGGAGGGGTTATAACCCCCATGAAAACTGATTTAATGAATTTTAGGGATTTAACAAAGGAAATAGCAGGAATTAAAATAGGAAAACCATTTGATGAGGCTTGGGCTAAAACACGTACTAAACAACTTCAAGATGTTATAGATAAAACTAAAGGATTAGAAGAATCCTTAAAAGGACTCAAAGATGTTACTTTAGATTTTCAAAATCGCCTTGAAGATGCAGTTGAAGCTGGTAAAGTTGCAAAAGTAGAAGAATTGATGCCTTTTGCAAGTCGTGAAATTCAATTACAAATTGAAAAAACTGCACAAAAAATTAAAGATATAGAAAATGCTCGTTCTGGTCTTCAAAAAACCTTAGAAAAAGAAGGTATTGAAACAGAAAAAGGAAAAGGTATAGTAGGAGATTTTTTCGGTGAAAAACAACGCTTAAAAGTAGAGGCTCTAAGGAGAAAACTTGAAGATTTAAGAGAAACACAAGCTAAAATTGGCGATAAGGACACCTTAGCCAAAATAAATAATTGGTCTAAAACTTTTACTAATAAATTAGATAAAATAGGGCTGAAGTTTGAGGTGGGATCTAGTAAATGGGAAGGATCAGTTAAAAAACTTATTGCCAATACTAAAGATAAGTTAAATAATCTTCCTGATTCTGTTTCTAAGTCATCTCAAAAAGCTCTTCAAGATTTAAAACAAAAAATAAAAGATGCAGGAATTGACTTAAAAGGTTCATCGCAAAAATGGTTTGATGATTTATCTGATGCCTTTGTTGATTGGACTAAAGATTTTGGCAATACCTTAAATGAAATGGTTTGGGGCGCCGAGACTTCGTTTGATGAGATCGCCAAGTCATTTGGTAAGATGATCACTAAAATGATTATTAAGAAGCAGATGATAGAGCCAATGGCTGAAGCGGTAGGAGGTATGGATTGGGGTAGTGTTGGATCGAGTATTATTGGAGCTTTCGGCGGTGGCGGCGGCGACGGCGGCGGTGGTGCCAGCGGTAGCGGCGGCGGTGGTGCCAGCGGTGCTATTAAGGTTCACGATGGTGGTATTGTAGGGATGGGCGGATCACCCGTGTCTGTACCCCCTGGGGCTTTTGCTGGCGCACCTAAATTGCATAACGGGATTGCATCTGACGAGTACCCGGCAATTCTGCAAAGAGGAGAGGGCGTCTTTACCCAAGATCAGATGAAAGCCCTCGGTGGCCGTTCTTCCCAGCCCAGTGTAGAAGTCAATATCACCAATGAGTCAGGGGAGCCGATGGAAGCCCGTGAAGAAGGACGGCAGATGAGAGGTGATAAAATGATTCTTAATGTTGTTCTTGATGCAGCGAATCGGAATAAGGGCGGCTTTGGCAAGAATTTAAAAGCAGCGATAAGCAAGGCTTAATATGGCATTTCCTGATATAAAAAATCCAAGCAAAATATCCGAGTCCAATAACCGGGAGAAACTCCGGTCAAAATTCGAAGCTGGATATGTTCATCAACGGCCTAAATGGACACGCAGTCGTAGAAAATTTAGTCTTGATTGGAAGTTGTTGTCGGCGGCCGACCTTGATACATTGCTTAGTCATTTTGACAATAACCAAGGATCTTCTTTTAATTGGACTCATCCCACTCGTGGAACCACTTACACAGTCATGTACTCCGGCGATAAGATTGAATATGATCTAAGGTCAGGAACAGCCGGAAAATACTATTCCGCTAGTGTAACTTTGGAGGAGATATAATGCCACTTTCAATCAGTACCACTGCTATAGAAGAAAAAAATAAACTTGTATCTGATCCGTGGATATTGCTATTAGAAATAATATATCCCGGAGAACCTTCCATCAGGCTTGCTTGGAGCACCGAAGATGTATTTTGGGATGGGGAGACGTGGAAGGGGGCTTCTTTCGATCTCAGCGACGTTGACCAGTCCAAAGATGCAGAGATATCCACGGTCGATTTATCTGTATCTGATATTGAGCGCAATATTATTCCTTTGTTGGATGATTATAACGGAGGCGTAGGGGCTGAGGCGTGGGTTAGATTGGTTCATTCTTCTTATCTAAATGAGACTGTTCCTGAGATTGAGGAGAAGTATGAAATTGTGGATGTTGCCATTGATTACCAGTCAAACATTAAATTCACTTTAGGGGCTGAGAACCTCTCTAATTATCAATCGCCCCCTCACAGGTTTATTAAAAGTCATTGTCGTTATCAAGAATTTAAAGACTCTCTATGCGGATATTCTGGTACGGAAACAGAGTGCAGCCGTACTTTTGAAAGATGCCGAGAACTAAATAATCAATCACGATTCGGGGGCTTTCCCGGTGTCGGATCCCTTGGGTATTGGGCATGATAGATACTAATGACATGATAGGGCAACCTTGGGAATATCCACCTAATCCGCCTCATACTTATGATTGCTGGGCAGCAATTCGAGAAGTATATCGCCGAGCAGGGATGGAATTACCTAACTATACGGTAGCCGAGCATACTGCCAAAAAAATAAGCGGGGCGATAGAAAATGCTAAAACAGAAGATTGTTGGCAGAAAATCCATGAATTGGAAATCCCCTGTATAATTGAAATAAAAGGTCACCCTGGGTTTCACCAGCATGTAGGGGTCTATATCGGCGATAACAAATTTCTCCATTCCCGACGGGATACCGGAGTAGTTATAGAAAGGCTTGATGCACCTAATTGGAAGATGAAAATAAGGAATTATTGGCAATATGTTGGATAACTTGACTATATATCTATTCCCCAATCCGTTTGATACGGAGCAAAGGGAAATCCTGAACTTTGAGTACGACCCCGATTGTACCGTACAAGGATACCTGGGCGACCATCTACCCGTCAAGGAAGGTGTGGGTTTTGTTTGCGCTATTAATGGAACTTTGGTCAGTCTTGATATTATCCCTAACAGTGATGATAAGATCGTTGTTACTGCACAGACCCAGGTTAGCGGAACAATCGGAGGTTGGCTTGCTGGTTCTGTATTTGGCTTAACTGCTGGAACGGCTGCTTATACCGTTGTAGGGCTTGCGCTTAACTTTGCCATAACCTATGGGATAAATCAACTAATATCATCTCTGGGGCTCGGTCCCGATAGACCCGATCCCGGTAGCGTAGGCGATAGCTCTCCTAACTACGGCTGGGGGGCGTTGCGGCAGACCGAAACTGAAAGCAATCCCATTCCGATAATATTCGGCAAGCACAAAATCGCCGGTCAGGTTATTAATCAATACATCAAAGTTGAGAACGACAACAAAGAATATCTATATATGCTTCTGGCTGTTAATGACGGGCTTGTCGATGACATATCTAATATAAGAATCAATGATCAGCCTGTCGACAATTATCGAGGTGTTGAGACTTATACAAGA